GATAAATTTTAATTTATCTGCAGTTACGGGTTAGCATGCGTGCAAGAGCAAGCAAAGTTTTTTGACAGAGGAAAAAAAGTGCAGCGCAGCTCAGCACAGCACAAAGCCACCTGAGAAAGCAGGGGGGGTACCACCTGCAGCTGGAGGCGGGGGGGTGGCTGCAGTAGGGGGTCATCACATACTCTAGCACAAAACATTTTTACCAAACCTAAAATTTTATATATTTGTTTTGATCTTATGTTCATAGGATTGTTTAGTGGTTAAGCAATAAAGACCCCAGGTAATATTATACTGGGGTTTTTTCTTATATTATAGTATGAGAGTTTATATTATTAAGTCTGGTAAGGAATATGAACTTAGCATTCCTGCACCGGATCCTGATACTGATCAGGTTATGTATATGTTGGAAAAGATGACTAAGGTGCTAAAGTTGCCCGAGGATGAAGTAAATAATTATATCTTAGCTTGGGCAGAAGAAATACAAAATAAAGTTTAACTTAGTATTATGAAAAAGATAGACATGGGGAAGTATATAGTCCTTATAGGAAAGGATGCCACCGAGATCTTTGATTACTATGATGTAGAAGAGATGCATGGTCTTAACCGTGCAGATGCTCAAGCAGAAGAAGTAGATAAGACTTCTGGCAATGGAGTTTATATTTATGGGTGGACTAACTATGATCCTGCAGATAAAAAGTTAACTGCCAAAGCTCCTTATAAACCATTCTTGTTTTTAAACATGGGTACCTTTAAAAAGTATAATGTTACAGAGAAAGCTACAGCTATTATGCATGAGACAATGCACATGAGTATCTTACTTAATAACTGGAAGATCACTGATAAGGAAGAAGAAGTAATTACTTTTGCTGAAGATGAAGCAAACAAAATCATAGAAAAACTAAAGACTACTAAAGTAGAATCCCCAAAGAAAAGTTTCTTCACTAGAAAATAATATGACACCTATACTTAATGTTATATCTATAGAAGAAGAACTAGCTTTATTAGAGTCTCTGGCAAAAGCTGAAAAAGATAGTAAGGTATCTAATGATAGAACTCTTGTAAGATATGGTAACTCTATATATAGTAATGAGAAGCTAGAGCCTATTCCAGACTATCTACTAGATCTGTGTTATAAGTTGATAGATCAAAAGATACTAGATGCCTTACCGGAAGATATAACTGTTAATACTTATTACCCAGGAAATAAAATGGTTCCACATATAGATAAAATAGATGCCGGACCTGTGATAACTGTACTAAGTTTGTTATCAGATGCAAAACTGATTCTAACCTATGGTGCCAAAAGAGAAAACATATTGTTACCTTCAAGATCTATTATACAACTTAAAGGTATCTACAGAACACACTGGAAACACAGTATAGAAAAACTAAAAGACAAAAGAATATCTATAGTATTTAGACAACTAGGAAAAACCAATAAATAAAGTATGGCATATATAGAGTCTAATTTTTTTCCTATCAAACTCTTTCTTCGGAATGAGTATATGTATCAGCATACTAAAGGTCTTGGAGAGTTTACTGAATGTGTAGTACTTTCAGTAAGATGTATGCCGGGGCAAGCTGCTCTGTTCCAAGTACTCTTACCTAATGGAGTTGTTAGAGACAAGCTACCTAGCCACGCTCTTCTATCGGAGCCTAAGCTGCCAGACCAAGATCTACCTTTTCATTTCTTACAGTTATGGAATTGCTTCTCTTATAATTTTACTATTATACAGTTGACTTATTTACAAGATGCTCCTGTAGAAGTTTATATGAAAGATAGAAAATGGCACCCGGGGAAATACTTTGCTACAATTAACTGGGGGTCTAATGATCCTAACTTAGACTTAACTCTCTCTGAAACACCAGATGAACATAAGTGTCATCATATAATATTTCTTTCCAATGGACAGATAGCACTACAGCCTAACAACCGTATTAAATGGTCAGAGCCAAGTTTTGTTACTAAACCATTCCCAGAAAAACCAGATTATTTAGTATGCAAAGAGTTTTATAATTGTGAGGATAAAGAAAAATGGCACACAGAAGATTCCGATAGAATGTTCTATGATAATGAGTAATTAGTAACTTTAACTAAGTTTAGTATCTTACTTGTTAGGTAAAAAAGGCTCCTTGTTTTTGCAAGGAGTTTTTTATTATATTTGTTCCAAAACCAACTTATGTCAAATAAAAAGTTACTTCTACAGGTCATTGTAGATGATGAGGACAACATAGGTATTGCCTATGGAGAAGATGCTGATAAAAATCATTTAGTACTTATCGGAGTCCTAGAGCAGATTAAGCATGAGCTTATTAGTTCTAATAATGTTATGGTAACTGGTAAACAAAAGTATGATGCCTAAGAAGTATACAAAAAAGCCACTTGTTGTTGAGGCTGTTATATGGAATGGAAGTAATAGGTCAGAGATATTTGATTTCTGTAGTTTGTCTTATTTTAATTATGAGTTTGGATCTAGTGATCCAAAGCTTATGATACAAACTTTAGAAGGACCTATGAGTGCTTCTGTAGGTGACTATATTATTAAAGGTATCAAGAATGAGTTCTACGCATGTAAACCTGATGTGTTTAAACTCACATATGATTCAATAGAAGAGTAAACTAAATAAATGTAAAATGGAAGTTAAAGAAATAAGAGTGCCAAGTTTTGGTGAGCAGCTTATTGGTATAAACATAGATGATGAAAATACTGATGAGGTAACCAAAGTAAAAAAGTTATTTGCTGAGATAGCAGAGATCATGAAGAAAAACTACACAAGTGATAACAAGCACCCACTAAAAAGTCTTTTATTTGATCATGCTGTGGGAGAAATAGTAAATGCACAAATGACAGTAGTAAAAGTATTAACCCTTAAACATTACACAGAAGATGAAGCTTAGAGGAAAAAGAGTGTTGATCTCAACACCAGAATTAAAAAAATCACCAATTGAATTATCAGCATCAGATGAAGATATGATAATGAGAGATGCAATGAAACAGTGGCAAAAGCTAGAAGTATTTGCAGTAGGAGATGAAGTAACTAATCTTAATGCCGGAGACTCAGTATATATCCAGACATATGCACTAGAGTCCGGAGAAAGAATTGAGATTGAAGGAAATATAAAATTCTTAGTACCAGATACAGCAGTAGCAATTATCTGGTAAGATTATTATATTTGAAGTATTCTAATAGTCACGTATAGGTAAGAGAGTCCTCAGATATTTATCTGGGGATTTTGTTTTTTAAAAAGTTTTGAGTATATTATATCTATACATTATATTTTAGAGAAATGGACGTTTTAAATTTTATTTATTGGATACGCGCTGGTAGAAAGGTAACTACTGTTGATGCAAATAGAACACTTATCCCTTTAGGATTAAAGGATGGCAGAAGAGATGATGAGTATCTTGCTGGTGCAATAAGTGTAGCTGATTTTGTAAGTCAGTATGGACAAGGACCTGTGGGTCCTGCTGGTCCACAAGGTGTTCAAGGACCAATTGGTGCACAAGGTATACCAGGTCCAGTAGGTCCAGCAGGATTAAACTGGCAAAGTGCATGGTCAGCTTCAGGTACTTATGTAATAGATGATGCTGTAGGATATAACGGAGCCTCTTGGTTTTGTATAAATCCAGTAGGACCATCTGTAACTACTCCAGATCTAGACCCGACTAATTGGGCACTATTAGCAGCAGAAGGTGCTCAAGGACCACAAGGTATTCCTGGTGTACAAGGTCCTACAGGTGCTCAAGGTCCTGCTGGATCAATAGCTCCATATACAAACGGTACTGTATTTGCTGTAAGCGGTACAGGAACTGTAATGACAGCAGATATTAATGCTATTGTAGCAACTACAAATAACTGGAATGTTAGATTACCTCAGAATGTACCAGCAGGAAAAGAAGTGTTTGTGTATGGTTCATCACAAATAGGTACAGGCTATACAAACGTACAAGCCTTTAACTTAGGACCTTCAATCATTACTAATAAGTCTAATCAATCTACAGGACAGTTTCCAGTATATTTAACTGACATTGTAAGATTTACTTCAGCTGGTAATGATTTTTGGATTGCTGAAAACATTACATCTTCTCCTCTAAGATTTAATAATCAGATTGTAAGTGGTGTTGGTAATATTATTAATGAAATAACTACTAATCCCACTACAAGTGCTTTGAGTTTAGCATCTCTAAACTCTACTTACAGCAACTCTCAATATGCATTTGGATTTAAAGTAGTTTGCCCTAGTATCACAGGTGGTGGATTGATGTATATTAAAACAGGCACAGCTACTTGGGTAAGTGTTCCTGTAACAGCAGTTGTATAATTTTAAATAAGGCAATCATGGATATCTTAAATTTTATCTCTTGGATCCGTGGGGGTAGACAAGTTACTACTGTAGACCCTGCCAAAACACTTTTACCTGTAGGTTTAAAAGATGGAAGACGTGATGATGGTTATCTTGCAGGGGCTATCTCTGTAGCAGACTTTGCCAGTTTAGTTGGAGAGCCTTCTGTAACTTTTGTAAACGGTGTTTTTGATCCTCAAGTACAAGCAACAATGACTGCTATAGGAGGAACTATTACTGATTCTCTTGGTGATGTATATGATAGATATAGAATTCAAGGAGTTGCTAAAATAAATGGAGCTGCAAGTTATGCATATCTTATTGGTGTAGTAGTTGGTTCAACTCCTCTATTAAGAGTAAGAGAAGATAGTACTATACTAGCAACAGATACTAATGTTTATGACACAGTAGCTTCAGCTATGAACTTTAATGTTCTTGTAAAAGATGGAACAGGTGCTTTAATTTCAACTATTTCAGCATTTATTGCAGATGACAATACAATATCATCTCCTGATGAACATTGGTTTACATTAGTAATGACAGCAGGAGCACCTTTTAGTGCAGATGTCAGTATTGATTTTACAATTGCAGTACCACAAGGACCAGTAATAGAATTTTTTAATTAATTAACGGCTATGAAAAAGACTAATTTAAATGAATACTTGCTTGCTAAATATGGTAATAAAGTAAAAAACATTGCTAAAAAGTTTACTGAACAAAAAGCAAAGTATGTTCAACAAGGTAAAAAATAAATAATCATGGATATATTAAATTGGCTGTACATTAAAAAACAAGAGCTTATAAGAAAAAAAGCAAATGATGCTAAGACAGATCTTATAGCTCTGGGTGCTAATGTAGGATTTAACAGAAGAGATGATCAGTATCAGACTTATGCTATGCCTTTAAATGACGGAGTTCAAGCAGGTATAGAAGCTAATACTGCGCATTATGAGTTAGATATTACAGCTACTAGTGTTGTAACAGTATCTACACCAAGAGGTATTATTGATATTCTTGGTATGGGATCATCTGCTCCTTTAACTCCTGATCCAGCATTTGCTACAACAGTATCTTTTTTAATTGATAATCCAGATTTAGATCTTACTTTAGCTAACAGAGATAATATATATGTACAGTACTCAGTATATTACAAAAACACCATAACTGATAATGTTATACCGTATTTAATATCTACAGGAGTTGCAAATGGATTAGAGTTTAATCTTTATAATGCTAATCCTACATTAGCCGGAGTTAATAACTGGGATGGCGCACTATATATTTATTATGAACTTTATACAATTAATTAATTATGTTAAACAATCTAACAAACTTCTTCAATCTAATTACAAGTAGAAGAATCAAGACAACTCTAGAAGATTCAGATCTTATTGCTATAGGTACTAAACAATCTCCAGCACTTGGAGATTATAAACCTACTGCAATTAAGTTCTCAGATCTTGCAGCTCAAATTGGAGCGGGAGGATTTAGTGAAGTTACAGTCAATGGAATTTTAGCTAATAACTTACAAATAGGACCAAGTTCTTTAGTAACAGTTTCTGGATCAAGTCCGAATGCTACAATAACACTAAAACCAGAAATACCATACAAAGCTTATAGAGCTAAGTTAACTGCTCAATCAATTGATTGGCCTGGATATGGTTATCTTTATAACTGGTTTGCAGTAGATGATGCAAGAGGATTAGCTAATCCAGATGGCGGTACAGGATTAACAGCTCCTAATGAATGGAGAGTTCCTAGTGAAACAGATTGGATTACATTAGCAACATTTGCTGGTGGCGGTAGTGTAGCAGGTGGTAAATTAAAATCTACATTAAGTTCTACAGCTTATCCTTTTTATGGATGGTTAAGTAACGGTGGAGGAACAGATGATTATAATTTTAGTGCATTACCAGGTGGAAGACGTGATGATACTGGTCCATTTGACCAAATTGGTCAAGCTGCTTGGTTTTGGGCATCTACACCTTTTAATAGTAGTGATTCTAGAATAGCTGTTATTACTAGTAGTAGTACTGAGATAGGTATATACACTGCAACTAATCGCAAAGGTTTGTCTGTGCGTTTAGTAAGAGAAGCAACAGCTGGAGAACTTCTTCTTACTGATGGAGATACATCAGATACCAGTTCACTTGATCCATATACAGGTAATAATGGTACTGTATATGTTACAGTTAAAATAGATACACAAATATGGCTTGCTCAAAACTTAAGAGAAACTCTTTATAATAATGCAGATCCTATATTTAATGCTTCACTATTACCTGGGGGTGATACATTGGGTACTACTTGGAATGCAAAAGGAATTGCAGGAGAAGGTGCCTGGACACTTTATGCTTTATGTGGACCATATGGCAGCCCTATAGGTTGTCCTGTACCTTATTTGCCAGATACAATTGAACTAATCTATGCAGATGTTTTAGAAAATTCATTAGGGTTACTTGTTAACTGGTCATCTGAGCTTGATGGTACAAATGTTTACTATAAAGCAATTTTTGCTGGAGCAAGAACATGGTTCAAGACACATATAAAACTTACTCCAGGATATGATGTAAGTGATTATGATAATTCTATACCAACTCTAGTTCAGAAAAATCTAATAGTTAAAAGAGCTGTTGCAGGAGAAACTAACATAGATTTCTTCCCAGTAACAATATCAGCTACCGGAGCATTAACAATAGAACCTTTAAATAACTACAGTGATTTACTAGGTTCACCAGATTCTAGTGTGTATGTAGAGATTTTAGAATACCAACCGGAGTCTTATTACTATTCTAGTTCACTATCGCAAGGTATTGGTATAAGTAATTTATAATATGGTAGAAAGAGCAGTATATTCATTATGGACAAAGCCAGCAGATGGTGAACATGTAGGATTTAATTCAGAAAAATCCTTAATGGAATGTTTTGCTTTATCTTTAAACTATTCAAAAAAATGGTTTAAAGAAGTACATTTAGTTACAGATAAAAAAGGTAAAAAATTAGTAAAAAAATATGGATTAAAGTTTGATCATATTAATACTGATTTAGAAACCGTAATGGATGGAGTATATCAGAATCACTGGTCATTAGGAAAAATATATGCTTGTAAAATACAAGATGCACCTTTTATTCATATTGATATTGATGTAATACTATTTAAACCATTACCAGAAACATTTTTAAAATCAGATGCTGGTTTTCAAAATATTGAAACTGATGAACAAGAACAATGGTATAAATTGTTATTAGATCATGCTGATCAGAATTATTTAAACAAACCGGTTTGGTTTAATGCTAAAAATTTTAAAGCATATAATTGTGGTATAATTAGTTTTAATAAACTTGAATTAACTAAAATTTGGTGGGATGAAGCTTTAAAATATATTGAGTATTTAGACAATTCTAATTTTGATTATAATCACCATTTGTCATGTTTAATATATGAACAATTTGCAATATATCATTTGTGTAATTATCATAAGTACTCAGTTGACTTACTAACTTATTACGGAACAAAAGATCAAAAAAATTTAGGATGGCTTCCAGAAGATTTATCACAAAAGTTAGGATATACCCATCTCATAGCTAGTTCTAAAAGAAGATTGGACATAGAGGAAAAAATAACTAACAGAGTAATTAAAGAAAAAATAAAACTACCTCATTTAACTTATGATACGGTTTGCTTTTAAGAACAATAGAATAAAAGTGTGCAATTAAAAATAAAAGATTATGTCAATAGGAGATTTAAAAGATTACGGTAACAAAGGAAATAACTTTCCTTGGCAACTTAAGATGTTACAAGGTATGCAGTGTGTATGTGATCAATTAAAAGAGATCAACATAGATACTGATGATCTAGAGCAGTTACTTGCAGATCTTATAGTAGAATTACAAAACGGTATAGATGTAACTATAGTAAATCCATTAGGTCAACAAATAATGGATGATAGTATATCTGTAACTGTAGCTTCTGATCAAACAGGTATTGCAAGAACACCTGGTATCATTAGACCTACAGGATCCGGAAATGTTAATACAGCAGCCGCAACATTTTATTCTGTATCAGTAGCTAATGTTGGTTCAGCAGATGGAAGTGTATTAGGTGGAACTAATAATATTAAACCAGGAGAAGTATTAAATTTCTCGGGAGATGCTTTAAATAACTACTTTACATCATTTGCTTATAATGCAACAGGAACAGAGTTTATAATAATTTATGTTTCTTAATTATGGCTATTATCCTTGGTGGAAATACTAGTATTTATTTAGGAGCTCCTCCAGCTCCTCCTGCGCCTGTATCTGATCCAGATGCACAGGCTTTTCTAACTGCAGCTGCTATAACAAATCCTACAATAAGAACAGCAGTTAATCAATTAGTTATTGATTTAAAAGCTTACAGTATTTGGACAAAGATGAAAGCTATATACCCATTTGTAGGTGGAACAGCAAGTACACATAAGTTTAACTTGAAGAACCCTTTAGATACAGATGCTGCATTTAGATTAACTTTTTTTGGAGGATGGGTGCATTCAACAACTGGAGCAAAACCTAATGGTACAAATGCATATGCAGAAACTTATTTTGTTCCATCTGTAGAATTAACAACTAATTTTGGATCTGCCCATTACTATTCCAGAACAGGAACTCCAGAACCTACAGCAGGAGATGCTAATGGTATAGTAATAGGAGCCAGAGCAACTGGAGCTAATGATACATTTGCTTTAGCAATTAAAACAAATCCTAGTAATTTTACTCAATTTTTCTTTTCAGCAAGTGGAACTACTACAGATCAATTTGCTAGATCTATAGATACTTTGGGTACAGGATTTTATTCAGGGGCATTATCTGTAACAGGCTCTAAGATTTATAGAAATGGTGTAAATACTACTTCTACAAATCTTTCTTATACCAGAAATACTCCTAATGTATCACTTTATATTGGAGCAATAAATAATAAAAATATAGGACCTGCAGATCTTACAGCAAAAGAATCAGCACTAGCTGCTATTGGAGATTCATTAACAGATACAGAAAATGCAAACTATAATTTAGCAGTTACTGCGTTTGAAACAACTTTAGGAAGAAACGTATGATAAAAGTTGGACTATTAACAATAGAGCAAAAAGAAGAAATTGTTGGTCAAATGTATGATACAGATTCATACTTTTTTCCAATTCAAGATATTAATGATAACTGGGTTATATCTCAAGAGGAAATGAATCAATGTACTAATCCTAAGTTTATGTGGGTTAAGAATTTACCTCTTATTGAATATACTCCAAAACCTTCTGAAGAATGAGTACAACAATATCTACAATAGCAGCATCCAATTCTAATATTCTTACTAATCTTCCTATGCTTGCAGATGCATTTGGAAGATTAAGAGTAAGTGAACCATTTACATTATTTGACTCTAGTCATAGATTTGCAGATAATAATTTGTGGTCTACAGCCACTGCTGTAAGTGGAACTGCTACATTTGATGCTAACGAAGGGTTAATTAACTTAGGTGTAACAGCAGCATCAGGTTCTGAAGTTATTAGAGAAACTACAAAGGTATTTTCTTATCAACCTGGTAAGAGTCTTCTTGTGCTTAATACATTTGTAATGAATGCTGCTAAGACAGGACTTAGACAAAGAGTTGGATATTATGGAGCAGCTAATGGATATTATCTAGAACAAAATAGCAGCACAGTAAGCTTTGTTGAAAGAAGTTCTGTTTCAGGATCATTAGTAAATAATCCAGTTGCTCAAGCAAATTGGAATGTAGATCCTATGGATGGCTCAGGTCCTAGTGGTATTACACTTGATTTAACAAAAGCTCAAATCTTATTTATGGATTTAGAGTGGTTAGGTGTGGGAACAGTTAGGATAGGATTCATTATAGATGGCAATTATTATGTTTGCCATAAATTCAACCACGCTAATTTAATTACATCTACATATATTACTACAGCTTCTTTGCCTCTTAGATATGAAATAACAAATACAGCTGCTACAGCTTCATCAAGTAGATTAAAACAAATATGTTCTACTGTAATATCTGAAGGAGGATATGAACTTCGTGGCTTACAACAGGCTGTAGGTACGCCAATAACAACACCTAAGACCTTAACTACGGCAGGCACATTGTATCCTATAGTTTCATTAAGATTAAAATCAACTAGATTAGATGGAATAGCTATAGCTACAGCTGTTTCTATAATAGGAAATACATCTGCTAATTTTAATTGGCAATTAATATCATCAGGAGCAACTACAGGTGGAACTTGGATTAGTGCAGGAGTAAACTCAAGCGTAGAATACAACATTACAGGAACTGCTTTTGCAGGGGGAAGAATTATAGCATCAGGATATTTTACAGCTACAGCAAGTACAAGTGTATCTATTGATATATTAAAGGCTGCATTGTTTAGTAATCAATTAGAAAGAGATGGATTAACAGGAACTCCTTATGAGTTTACAATAGTTTTAACAGCAGGTACAAATAATGAAAGCGTATTTGCATCAATGGACTGGGAAGAAATAAGTAGATAATTAAAATACATTAATAATGGCAACAGGAATACAAATATCACCATCATCAGACATTACAGTAGGAACTACAGCTATCTCTGGAGGTACAGAAGGTAGGGTATTATTTCAAGGAGCAGGAAATGTAGTACAGCAAGACTCTAATCTATTTTGGGATAACACGAACAAAAGGCTTGGAATTGGAGCTACACCTTCAACAAGTGTTAGATTAGATGTAAGAGCGCAAGGAGCTTTGTCAACTGATATAGCATTTAGAGTTAGGAATAGTGCTGATACTGCTAATTTATTAGCAGTGCAAGGGAATAATGTCGTTCAATTAGGTGCTTCAAACATCAATTTTCCAACTTTAAATTTAGTTAGTTATGTAAATCCTGCCATTACTTTTTCGGATGTAAATGGAAGCACATCTTTTTTTAAACAATATTATCAATCTAACGGAGCCGTAGGTTCTCTCTTGAATGAATCTTTAACAATTTCAAAACTTGGAACTCCAGTCGGTGGTAATGGTGAAGCTGGAAGAACTAATTTTATTAATTCAACTACAAATTGGGGAACATATTTAGGTAGTGCAGCAAGAGGTGGATATCATTGGTATTTTAAAAACTCAGAAGCCATAACGGAAACTGACAGAGCATTTTGGATAACACCTGATAGAAGACAATTAATTTACAACAAAAGCGGTGACACAGTGGTTGGGGATGTAAATTCATTTTGTTTTTATTCAGATGACCAAACAGCAGGTAACGCAGCACCACATTTTAGAACAGAAGCAGGAGATGTAATTAAATTATATAAACAATCAAGTGCAGGTATAGCAACAGTTGGTGACTTAGTTACTATATTAACTAATTTAGGATTATTAGGCTAATTACTATCTTTACAAATAAAATATATTATGGCAATTTTAATTAAAGCAACAGAAGAAAAACAGATTACAATCTCAGGAACAGGTATTGAGTTACCAGAGGTTTATGGTAGAATCCGTTTTGTAGGTGACTTTGCAGGTAACACTATTCAAGGTGAAGTAGCAACATTTGCTAATGCAGAAACATTTGCAGAAGGTAAAATGCTTTATACTGATGTTCCTATTGGATCTTATCAAGCTAACCTTGAAGAAGGAGAAGTACAATCTTTAGAGACAGCTCACAAATATGCTAAGATAGCTTATGAGCAGCAAGGTTATGAGGTTGTGATTGATTTGACTTAATAAAATGGCATTAGTAAACTTACAAGGTGTGTTATTAGCTTCTTATAATGTGTAATTGAGATTTTTTTTGTATATTAAGTATGTAGACATATTTTTTATATTATGAAAATAGATATCAGATATATATTAGCCCTTTTGACTGCTATTATAGCAAGTGGCTTTATTATGTTTGCTTTTATTTCATGCAGTTCTCAGTATCATTTAGACAAGTTTTATGATAAAGGTGGAAAGATAACTTGTGATACAATCTATGTTACAAAAACAGATACCTTAAAAGTTAAAGGTGCAGATGGTAAAGATTCACTTATCTATATTACTACTTCTGTACCCTGCAATTGTCCGGAGGCAACTGTAGAAACTAGATGGAAAACTAGGTTTGACAATAAAAGATTTAGAGATAGTCTGAAGGTTATATCAAAGATGTACCGTGATTCTTTAAAATTTGCTGTTAAAGAAAATAAAACAAATCAGAAGTTTGCTACAAAACAACACAAGCAAGCTCAAAAAACTAAAAGAACACAGTTCCGCCAAGAGAATAAATCATTCCCTTGGCTTTGGTTTTTTATAGCAATAAGCTTAGTCTCTACTTTTTTTATTATCAAACAGTTTAAAAAATGACACCTACTGAAATTACAACATTTATAATTGGCACTGCTGTATTAATTATTGGGTACTTCCTAAAGATAGTTCATAGTGATGTACGCAAAAATACAGAAGAACAAGGAAAACTTAAAGGTAAGATAGAACTTGTAGAACAAGAAGCCAGATTAAAGTATCAAGCTATTCAAGAACAAACTCAACTAGAGATTAAAAATCTAGCTAAGAATGTTGGAGATCTAGCAAATACAGTAAGAGAATTAATAAGTAAGTAATGAAAAATCTTCCAAAAGAAGAGTTGTTAAGTAGGCTTGAAGCAATTAATAGAAGTAATGCTATTATTTACTTTGACCTTGGTGGTATTATACTAGGGGTCAATGACATTTTTTTGGAAGCAATGGGTTATGGTAAAGGAAACCATGATGATATTATTGGCAAACACCATAGCATTTTTGTATGTGATGATTACGCAAGAACACTTGAGTATGAAAAGTTTTGGGATATACTAAGAAGTGGTAAGTATTACACTGGAGAATTTGAAAGAAGAAAAAAAGATGGAAGTCTTATAAATCTTCAAGCAACTTATAATCCTATATTTAATGAGGATGGTAAAATTACCAAGATAATGAAGATTGCTACTGATATTAGTTTAATTGTCAATAGCAAAAAACAGATAGATGCCATCAACAGAAGCACTGCTCTTATTAGTTTTAACATTGATGGATTTATAACAGATGTGAATTCTATATTCTTACAAACAATGGGATACAAAGCCAATGAAAAAAGTAAAGTCATTGGTAAACATCATAGTGTTTTTGTCAGTTATGAATATTCAAAGTCTGATGAATATACCAAGTTTTGGGAAAGTTTAAGAAAAGGTAAGTACTTTGATGGGATATTTGAAAGAAAAAAAGTAGATGGTGCTACTGTTTACTTACAAGCATCTTATAATCCTGTAGTAGACAGCAAAGGAAATATCACGGATGTAGTTAAAATTGCAACTGATGTTACTGCAGCTGTAAACAATGAGAAAAAAATAGAGGATCTTTCAAAGAATCTACAAATAGAACTAGACAACTCTCAAAAGCTTAAAAATGCAATAGAGATAGAAAAAGATGCAGCTTTGAATGACTTAGATGTAATGATGAAAAAAAGTCAGAGTGAGCTAATAAAAATAATTGTTAAAGTTGCATTAGCTGTTATAGTAGGAGTAGGACTTGTAACTACAACATTATACTGGATGGCTATTGTTACAAAACAAGATACACAAATAATAGGATCAACTTGGAGTAATATGTTTAGTGTATTATTAACTAATGCCTTTTCAATAGTAGGCACAATTATGGGTATCAAGTATGCTACTCAAGAACCTAGTAAACAAACAAAATAAAATAATATGAGAAAGTTTTTTAGAGAATTAATTTCAGATGATAATAACATAAACGAGCAAGCATTTGTAGGAGTAATATCTTTCTTTGCTATGGTAGTTGTATTGCTTGTTGATGTTGTTACAGGAATTTTTACCAAAGAATTAATCATCAAAGAGTTTATCTTTGATGGTTTTATGATCTTAACTTTAGGTGCTTTTGGTATTACTACAGCAGGTAGAATACTAAGCCTAAAAAAGAAAGCAGAGAATAATAATAAAGAAGAAGAAAGTAATAACGAAGAATTAGGATAATTATGGTACTTAAAAGAGGAGACAACAACGAGGTTGTTAAAAAAGTTCAAGTAGTATTAGGTGTAGATCCAGTAGGAAACTTTGGACCTAAAACAGAAGAAGCAGTAAAAGCTTGGCAGACTAAGAATGGATTAACTCCTGATGGAGTAGTAGGTCCTGCTACACTAGCTAAAATGGGTATTGTTGTAGATAGTACACCAGCACCAGCTAAACCAAAAGCAGCACCTAAGTATACAGCAGCTCAAGTAAAAACTGCAGTAGCATCTAAAGGTTACAAATGGTTTGAAGGTAAAGACTTAATGCTTAACATTATAGGAGTACGTAACTCTGCTACAGGGCAAAAAGTAACTAACCTATTTGATGACCATTTAACTTTAACTTACACTGTTGATGGTGTAGAGCACTTCCATTGTTGGCCGGCAACAACTGACCCAGGAACAAAAGGTGTTATGAAGTTTGGTAACAAAGCAGGAGTTGCAAGACTTGTTGAAGGTCAGTATATAGATTCTCACATTATCAGACTTCACGCAGGTAAGTATGAAGCATTAGGGCAAAATAAAGCTGTTAAAGTTTTCCGTGATGCTGACCGTAACATGGTATATGCTGAGGATAAAACACAAGAAGGTTTATTTGGTATTAACATACACAAAGCAGGTTCAGATTCTACATTTGTAGAGAACTGGTCAGAAGGTTGTCAAGTGTTTAAGAAATCTAAAGACTTTGAAGAATTTATGGCTATCTGCCGCAAAGCTAGAACTGTTAATGGAAACAAGTTCACTTATACATTAATTGAATCAAATGATATAGTATGATAATTAGAAACAGTTGGAGAGTCCACAATAAACAGTGGGACAAATTTCAGATAAGATTTAGATTAGGCAAAATAGATGTATTTACTATTGAAGTAGATATATCTAGAGATTTTTACATGCTTACTCTTTTTAACTTCACAATCAAAAATAGATAATCATGAAAAATTTTAAAGGATTAAGGCAATGTGCTTTAGGAGCTGTTATAAATACTGAAGACTTTATGAGCTCTAATGCAGCTCCTGGTTCTATCTTAGGAGGACCTGGAGATAAAAAGAAAAGAAGGTTTAAGCAAAGCAAGGTTGCAAGGAGAAATACTCCTTGTAGAGGAAGCAAATGTTATAAGCCAAATACACACTAAAACCAGCTAATGCTACTACTTAAATCCAGGTACTTACAGTATCTGGATTTTTTGTTTAAATCTGTTATGTTTAAACAAATATTGTATATTTGTCTAAATAAAAAATATATATTATGGAAAACCAACAAGAAGAAATGAATTTGAGTCCAGAAGAATTGACTCAAAGAAAAGAGGAAATGAAAAAGTTTTTTGATGATTCAATTCCTTATTTAGAATCTCAATCACAGTATGAAAAATTACTTACTGATATTGAAGAAGCAAGATTTAAAAGAGCAACATTTCAGTATCAGTTTGCAATGATGGCTCAGAATACAAATTCATTCCCAGATGCAGAAGGTGAAGAAGAAGATAAAGATGATTTTCCAGTACCACCACCAACACAAAACTCTGGTAAAAAATTGAAAAAGAGCTAATCATGGCTTTAGTAAATCAGGTACAGAAAAAAGTTAAAATGCCCAAATGGGACATTGTAAAGTTTCAGATATTAACTCATTGCTATATTAACCGTATAGCAATGAGTGAGTCTGATCTTAACTGTCTGACTTTACTAAGTTTTAATGAGCCAATTGAACTTACTAACTTTTGTTTAGATGCTTCTGCAGAAGAAGGTTGGATTTTTAAATCTCCTCAAACTGTAAGAAACTGTGTTAATAAAGCTGAGAAAAATGGATTAGTTGTAAAAGATACAAGCAATAAAAAACTAATCTTATTAAATCCTTTATTAAAAATACAAACTGAAGGAACTGTGTTATTAGATTTTAAATTCTTAGGATATGATACCAAAGAAGATTAATAAATTATATCAACCAGTTGCAGAAGATTTAAATATTGAAGAAAGTTTAGTTGAGCATTTAATGGAGTTTTATTATAAAGCTTTAAAAAATCAACTTAGTAATTTATCACACCCTAGAATAAATGTAGAAGGATTAGGTCATTTTGTTATAAGGCCAGGTATGGTTAAGAAGTCTATAACAAGATATTCTAAAGTATTAGAAAACCATGATACTTCTACATTTAGTGCTTACCATAATAAAAGAATAGTAGAGAATAAACTTGAACTATTAATAGAAATGGAAAGAAAGTTAATCTTACAAGAAGAAGACAAGCAGAAATTTAAAGAGAAAAAAGATGAGTATACTAAAAACAATCTGGGAGAACAGGAAGCAAATTCTGGAGGGGATAACTAATTCAGTTATAAGAGATCAAACTGTTGAGGATATTGCTCAGTTAAGATATTCTATCTGTTATGAGTGCCCAAGCAAAGGAAGAAAGTGTGTAGTAAAAGGTACAGCTCCATGCTGTAATGAATGTGGTTGTTCTCTTGCTTTTAAAACTCGGTCTCTATCTTCTGAGTGTCCATTAGGTAAATGGGATGCTATTGCTACAGAAGAAGAAGAAGATAAACTAGAAGAGCTATGATAGTATTCAATGCACAGGATCATAGTTATAGAAGCTTAGATGATGACTCTATAGATTGGATAAGTGTTACCACATTAGTGTCTCATTTTAAAACTCCATTTGATGCAAAAAAAATTGCAGCAAAAGTTTCTAAAAGCAAGAAGTCTAAGTGGTCTGGAATTGAACCAGAAATTATTCAACAGATCTGGGAGAATGAAGCTAATAGATCTACTACTCTAGGTACATGGTATCATAATCAAAGAGAAGCTGACCTATGCTCTTTAGCATCTATAGAGAGAGAAGGTGTTACTGTACCAGTATTTAAACCATCTGGTGAAAATAACGGAATCAGAGTTGCTCCAGTTCAAAAACTTGAACCAGGAGTTTATCCTGAGCATATGGTTTATTTAAGATCTGCAGGTATTTGCGGTCAGTCAGATTTAGTAGAAATAGTTAATGGTAAAGTAAATATCATAGACTACAAGACCAATAAAGAAATTAAAAAAGAATCTTATGTAGATTGGGAAGGCAAGTCTGCTAAGATGATGCCCCCTGTAGATTCTTTAGATGATTGTCATTTCTATCACTATGCTTTACAGCTTAGTATTTATATGTATATTATATTAAAGCATAATCCTAAACTTAAACCGGGTAGAATATTTATACACCATGTAGTATTTGAAGTAGAAGGAGAAGATAACTGGGGATATCCTATAAGTAAAAAAGATGCAAATGGAGATCCAATTGTAAAAGAAGTTATACCAATAGCAATACCATACTTAGTAGATGAAGTATTAGCAATCATACACTACTTACACGATAACAAAGACAAAATTAAAAAGAAATGATGCTAACTAAACTCTTTGATGTTCAGAATGGAAAAGTAATTCCTACAGAGCATTGTTATACATTAAAAGCTCTTAAAGATATTATGGATGAGTATCCGGAAGACTATCTTAAGATATATCAATATATATTTTACATGAGCTGTCCTAATCCAGATCTTAATCCATTTTTCTTTGCTCCAGATGTAGATAAAGAAGCACTTATATTACAACAGATAGAAGCTGAATTTTCTACAGAAGATGATACTATATATGTAGCATTAGAGTTTTGTAAAAGACTATATGAAACTCCAACATTCAGAGCATATAAAGGTATTGCATCTATGTTAGATAGATTAGGAAGATATATGGAGAATACTCCTATTACACACGGTAGAGATGGTAGTATAAATTCAATAATTGCTGCTGCTAAAAACTTTGAACAGATTAGAGCATCTTTTAAAGGAGTATATAAAGATCTACAAGATGAACAGCAAAGTAAAGTAAGAGGTGGTCAAGGATTAGCATATGACATGTAATGAGTGAAATTTATCAAGATATACCAACCTATGACAATGGAGAATGGACAACAACAAGTTTTGAATCCAGAGAAGACTTCAGTAAGTTTATTTTTGAAATATTTAAAATACCAGGAAAATATAACTTCAATGAAACTACAAATAAGATATTTATATCTGAGTCAACCAACTTTAGAAAAAACGGAATATACTGTACATCTCCATTTAAATCATTAGATTATGTAGCATATTGGGATGATCAAAAAATAAAATGCCGTAAAGGAGTTATAGTTAAAGATGCAGATAATACTTGGTTTATAGCTAGAGAGTATTATATGTGGTTAAACTTCTTACCAATCTTTGATAAAGAACAACAGAAGTTTGACTTTGCTAAAATACGTGATGCCCAGTATCATTTAGCATTATATGAGTTACTTGCTGAGTTAAACTACAAACACTCTGCTATTTTAAAGAAACGTCAGATTGCATCCTCATACTATCATATGGGTAAGCTTATTAATCAGCAATGGTTTGAAGCCGGTGTTACTTTAAAAATGGGTGCTAGTCTTAAAGATTACATTAATGAAAAAGGTTCTTGGAAATTTTTAGATGAGTATGCTGCATTCTTAAATGAACACACTGCTTGGTATAGACCTATGAATCCACAGAAAGTAATGATGTGGCAGCAAAAGATTGAAGTAAGAAAAGGAGATAGAAAGAATGAAGTTGGTCTCAAAGGTACTATACAAGGTATGTCATTTGAGAAAGATCCAACAAATGGTGTCGGTGGTCCAGTTAAATTCTTCTTTCATGAGGAAGCAGGTATTGCTCCTAAAATGGATCAGACCTATGAGTATATGAGACCAGCAATGAGATCTGGTTTAATAACTACAGGAATGTTTATTGCAGCCGGATCTGTGGGTGACTTATCACAATGTAATCCATTAAAGGATATGATAATGAATCCATTATCTAAAGATATTTATGCTGTAGAAACAGATCTTCTAGATGAAAAGAATACTGTTGGTATGTCAGGTTTATTTATTCCTGAACAATGGTCTATGCCACCATACATAGATGACTATGGTAATTCACTTGTAGAAGAAGCATTAAAAGCTTTAGATGAACAGTTTGCTCAGTGGAAAAAGGAGTTAGCTCCAGAAGAATATCAGTTAAGAATTTCTCAGCATCCTAGAAATATTAAAGAAGCATTTGCTCATAGAACGGTATCTGTATTTCCACCGCATCTTCTTGCTGCACAAGAAAGAAGAATAGAAGAAAAAGAATACTCTTATGAGTTTTTAGATATTACTACAACAGCTGAAGGAAAGCCACATGTTACTCTAAGTGCTAAAAGACCTATTATGGAGTTTCCTGTAAATAAAAAAACAGAAGATAAAAGAGGTTGTCTAGTAGTATGGGAAAGACCAATAAAAGAACCAATATTCGGAGTACACTATTATGCATCTATTGACCCGGTGGGTGAAGGTAAAACTACAACATCAGAATCATTATGCTCTATTTATGTTATGAAAGCTGCTGTAGAAGTAACTAAAGTTATGGGCACAGAAACAGAAACATATATTGAGCAAGATAAAATAGTAGCTGCATGGTGCGGCAGGTATGATGATATAAATCAAACACATAAACAGTTAGAATTAATAATTGAATGGTATAATGCCTGGGCTATTGTAGAGAATAACATATCTTTATTTATTCAGTATATGATTCAAAGAAAGAAACAAAGATATTTAGTACCTAAAGGTCAGATTATGTTCTTAAAAGATTTAGGTTCTAATGCTAATGTTTTTCAAGAGTATGGTTGGAAAAATACCGGTGTTTTATTTAAAGCACATCTCTTAAGTTATGCTATTGAATTTTGTAAAGAAGAATTAGATCAAGAAGTAAAACCTGATGGTACTGTTGTTAGAACAACATATGGTATAGAAAGAATTCCAGATCCTATGTTAATTAAAGAGATGAGAGAGTACTCTGATGGGGTCAACGTAGATAGGCTAGTTTCATTTGCAGCACTTGTTTCTTTTATGAAAATACAGAATTCAAATAGAGGTTATGCTAAGACAGTTATTATGGATGAAGCAGCTAAAAACTTGCAAAAGTCAGAAAATTTATATAAATTATCTCATAGCCCATTCCGTAATATAGGAAGAGGGCAAATAGTTAATGGACAAAAGTTTAAAAAATCTCCATTTAAAAACTTTAAATAAGAACTATGCAAATATATAATGCATTACAATTAAAAAAGGGAGCCAAGTCTGAACATAACAGAATGGGTAGTATTACTCAACCCTTACAGTTTTTACCTAAGAAAGATAAAAATGAAGAATGGGCTGCTTGGAATTTAGACTGGTTGGAGTGGAATGGTATTAAACAGATCCGAAGAAATGCCAGAAGACTAATGAAAAACTATAAGTTAGCTAAAGGTATTATTGATAAGTCTGATTATATAATAGAAGAAGATAATGAATATAGAGATATTGTAGAAGTACTTACTAGAGAAGACCAGTCTGCACTAGAATTAAAATTCTATCCAATCATACCAAATGTTATTAATGTTTTAGTAGCTGAATTTGCAAAGAGATCTACTAAACTTACATACCGTGCTATTGATGATTTCTCATATAATGATATGATGGAACAAAAGAGAAAGATGGTTGAGGATACATTAATGGCAGATGCACAAACTAAAATTCTTGCTGCACTTATGGAGCAAGGTTTAGATCCTCAGTCTCAAGAGTTTCAACAGCAAATAAGTCCTGATAGTATTAAGTCTTTGCCAGAAATAGAAGGTTTCTTTAGAAAAGATTACCGGTCTATGGTAGAGCAATGGGCATCACATCAGCATCAAGTAGACACAGAAAGATTCAGAATGGATGAGCTTGAAGAAAGAGGATTCAGAGACATGCTCATTACAGATAGAGAATTCTGGCACATGAAAATGATGGAGGATGATTATGAAGTAGAGCTCTGGAATCCACCAGTATGTTTCTATCATAAATCTCCTGATGCAAGATACCTTTCACAAGGTAACTGGGTAGGTAAAGTTGATATGCTTACTGTTGCAGATGTTATAGATAAATTTGGATACGTACTTACCGAAGAACAACATGAAGCATTAGAAGCAATCTATCCTATTAGATCTGCTGGTTATGTTGTCGGAGGTTATCAAAATGATGGAACATACTATGATGCTACTAAGTCTCATGATTGGAATGTTAATATGCCTTCTCTTGCTTATAGACAGTATACAACAATGATGGCCGGATCAGTATATGATGGCGGAGATATCATTAACCAAATACTATCTGAAGGAGAAGATTACTTTGATCAAGGTACAGCATACCTAGTAAGAGTAACAACTGCATATTGGAAGTCACAAAGAAAAGTTGGACACCTTACTAAGATATTAGATACAGGAGAAGTACTTACAGAAATAGTTACTGAAGACTATAAGATTACTGATAAACCAATTTATGATACAAGACTCTTTAAAAATAAAAACAAAGAGAATCTTTTATTTGGTGAACACATAGACTGGATCTGGATTAATGAAGTTTGGGGTGGAGTAAAAATTGGTCCAAACTTACCATCATTCTGGGGTATGAACAACCCAGGTGGTTTTTCTCCAATATATATTGGTATAGATAAAAACCATATAGGACCATTAAAATTTCAGTTTAAAGGAGACTCAAGTTTATATGGATGCAAGCTTCCTGTAGAAGGAGCTGTGTTCTCTGATAGAAATACTAAGTCAACAGCTCTGATTGATCTAATGAAACCATACCAGATTGGATACAACATTGTAAACAATCAGATAGCAGATATTTTAGTAGATGAACTTGGTACTGTTATCATGCTTGATCAAAATTCATTACCAAGACATTCTTTGGGAGAAGATTGGGGTAAAGGTAATTATGCTAAAGCATACGTAGCAATGAAGAACTTTCAGATTCTTCCATTAGACACATCTATTACTAATACTGAGAATGCATTAAATTTTAATCATTTCCAGAAACTTGATCTAGAACAGACCAATAGATTGATGTCAAGGATTAACCTGGCTAATTACTTTAAGCAACAAGCATATGAAGTAATTGGTGTTAATCCACAAAGAATGGGTCAACAGATTTCTCAACAAACCGCTACCGGTGTTGAACAAGCTGTTAATGCTTCTTATGCACAAACAGAGATGTACTTTATACAACACTGTGATTATCTAATGCCTAGAGTGCATCAGATGCGTACTGACTTATCACAGTTCTATCATTCTACTAAACCATCTGCAAGATTAAGTTATATGACTTCTGCAGATGAGAAAGTAAACTTTGAGATAAATGGTACTGATCTTTTGCTAAGAGACTTAAATATATTCTGCACTACTACAGCTAATCATAGAGCTGTATTAGAACAATTAAAGTCTATGGCTATTCAGAATAACACTACTGGTGCATCTATCTATGATCTTGGTAAACTTATTCAGTCAGATTCATTAGCACAGCTTAATGATGTACTTAAAGACGCAGAACAAAAACAACAACAGCAGAAGCAACAAGAAATGCAACAAGCTCAGCAAATGCAGCAAGAACAACTTGCATCTCAAGAAAAACAAAAAGAGATGGATATTCAGGCTGCAGCAGATAGAGATGATAAGATGATTCAGAAAGATATAACCGTAGCTGAAATTAGAGCTGCAGGTTATGGAGCTACAGCTGATGTTAATCAAAATCAGATGTCTGACTATGCTGATGCTATGAAAGACATAAGAGAAACTGAACAGTATCAAGAGCAAACTAATCTTCAGAGAGAGAAGGAAGTTAACCGGATGAATGCTGAATCTCAGAAAACTCAAATAGAGCGTGAAAAGATAGCAGCACAAAGAGAAATTGCAAATAAACAATTACAAATTGCACAAGAAAATAAAAACAGATTTGATAAAAAATCAGATAATGAATAGCTAGTAGCTATATATTGCAAAAAATTATCAAAGGGGTAATAAATTTTTCAAGTTTAATTTGTATATTATATTGTAAACAAAAACCAACAAAATGGAAGATTTAAACAAAAAACTTGATGATCAAGTTCAAGACTCTACTGTTGTAGATCAGATTGACATCAATTTGGATGAAGTCTTTGGAATGCCAGGTGCAGAAAATGTAATGCTTCCTGACTCAGGCAAAGAAGAAGAAAAACCAAAATCTGTTTTTTCATCGGAGAATTCAGATTACACGTTCCTTGACAAGTCAGATGTTACTGCTGAAACTAAAGCAGAAACAGCTGAAAAGAAAGCAGAAGTTGAAGAGACTATTAGTGAACTAAATGAACTAATTTCTCAGGAAGAAGATGCAGGTAATAAAGGTAGACCTAAAGTAGATAAGTCAGGTCTTTTAGAACTAGCTCAGAAAATGATAGAAGATGGAGCTTTATTTCCATTTGATGATGACAAAGATCTAGAAGAATATACTACTAAAGACTTTAGAGAACTATTTGAAGCTAACTTTAATCAGAAAGAAGCTGAGATTAGAGAAAACACACCAAGAGAATTCTTCCAAGCTCTTCCAGAAGAACTTCAAATTGCAGCTAAATATGTTGCAGATGGAGGTCAAGATCTAAAAGGTTTATTTAGAACCTTAGCTCATGTAGAAGAAATGAGAGACTTAGATCCTTCTAATGAAAGAGATCAAGAAGAAATTGTAAGACAGTATCTATATGCTACAGGTTTTGCAGATGGTAATCCTGAAGAAATTGAGTCTGAGATCCAAGACTGGGCTGACATGGACAAGATAGCTCAGAAAGCAAATCAGTTTAAACCTAAGCTAGATAAAATGCAAGAAGAGATTGTTGCAAGACAACTAGCAGAGCAAGAGTATAAGAGACAACAACAAGCAGAACAAGCTAGAGCATACCAAGATAATGTATACAGTACATTAGCTCAAGGAGAACTAGGTGGTGTTAAGCTTGATAAGAAGACACAAGGTTTACTTTTCTCAGGTTTAGTTCAACCTAACTATCCTTCAATTTCTGGTAAGCAAACAAATTTGCTTGGACACTTACTTGAGAAGTATCAGTTTGTAGAACCAAGACATGATTTGATTGCAGAAGCTTTATGGTTACTTGCAGATCCAGATGGATATAAAGGTAAGGTAAGAGAGCAAGGCTCAAAACAAACTGTAGAAAAAACAGTGAGACAACTTAAGACAGAAGAAAGTAGAAAACTAGCTTCATCTGGTACAGGTGTTTATAAAGAAGAAGAACCACAAAGAAAACCAGCAAGTAGTAAACAACAAAGAACTATACCTAGAGCAGGTAATATGTTCAAAAGATTTTAATTAGTAACAAATAAACAAACAAATAAAAATGGCAACTCCAGTTTTAAACAATGGTATCTTTCTACGGGATACAGCCTATGCGGCAAGTTCACACGTAGATTCATACCACTTGGTTAACATGTTGAAGGATGCAGAACCAATGGACTTAGGTCCAGTAGACCTATGGGCTATGGCTCAGAAGGTGGAAATGCCTCTTTACCAAATGTCTAGCTTTGGTGGTAAGAATGTAATTATGGTAGATAATGCTCGTGGTGAGTATAAGTGGCAGACTCCAGTATCAGTGGATCTTCCTTATATCATTGAAGACATTGAACCAGACAACAGTTTTAAAGGTGTAGATGGTACTACATTCCGTATCAAACTTAGCAGAAGAGAATTTGGACATGGTGATATCATCACATATGACAAATACAACGGAGCTGAGATGTACATTGTACCAACTGAAGACATCTTACCTGTAGGTGATGGATTTATCTATACAGTACAACTTGTAGATAATGACAACAACCGTTTCTTAGATAACAGATACCTTTCTAACGGTACTAAAGTATTCCGTAAAGGTTCTGCTAGAGGAGAATATGGTGAGAGATTTTCTGACATCCAAACAAGAACTGGTTTCCGTGAATTCTACAACTTTGTAGGAGGTGCTGAAGCTCACGTACATTATTCTATTTCTAGCCGTGCAGATCTTATGATCAAAGGTGGTATGAATGCAGATGGTACAGTTCCTGTAACTGAGATCTGGAGAAACTTTGGAGCTACTAATGATCCTTCTATCACATCTTTAGAAGATATGGTAAAAGTTCTTGGTAAAGACAAAGTAAAGAAAGCTTTTGATAACGGAGACTTGTCAAGAACATTCTTGACTACTATGGAAGCTGCTCACCTTTCTAAAATTGCTACTGACATTGAGACTTACTTAATGTGGGGACAAGGAGGTAGAGTTAAGCAAGATGGTCCAGATGATATCAGATTATCAGTAGGTCTTTGGAAACAGTTGGACAACTCATTTAAAAGAGTATACAACAAGAACAACTTTACATTAGATTTATTCCGTGGAGAAATCTACAACTTCTTCAATGGTAAGGTTGAGTTCCAAGGTCCAGATCCAAAAAGATCTCTAGTAGTTCAGACTGGTATGGGTGGTATGAGAATGGTTAATGAAGCTATCAAAAGAGAAGCAGTATCTTCTGGTCTTTTGATCCAAGCTGCTGACATTGGTGCTATCACTGGTAAAGGTATGGATTTGAACTTTGGATTTGCATATACTTCATATGTAATTCCATTCTTGGCAAATGTTAAGTTTGTTCTTAACCCAGCATTTGACAATGTTCATACTAATGACATTGAGAATCCAATCATTGATGGTTTCCCATTATCTTCTTACTCATTCATTATCTTTGATATCACAGATAATACTAATGATAACATCTTCTTATTAAAGTTATCTTGGGATAACCAACTTAAGTGGTGGTATCAGAATGGTACTATGGATTATATGGGTAGAACTCAAGGTTTCCAGTCTTCTGGACAATTCAATGGATACCGTGTAATGATGTCTCAAACAATGCCAGCTATCTGGGTTAAGGATCCTACTAAGGTTCTTAAGATTGTTATGAGAAACCCAATTACAGGTGGATCATTCTAATATATAAAAGAGCAGAGAGTGTCATTAGTGATACTCTCTGTTTTTTATTTTAACCAACAAAAAAATAAAAACCAACAAACATGGAAAATTTCACAATGGTAGAAACCGGTAAAGGTAGTGTAAGAAAAACTGCAATTGCTATCAGACCGTTCTTTGACAGTGCATCTTCTAACATGGGATTAGAAGAATATGGTATGACTCTATTTGATGGAGTTACACATACTGAGCAATTAGCTTGCTTAGAAAATAATGGTGTAGTAAGATATTTAACTGGGTTAAATGAATTTGCACCAGAAATTAAATTACTTGCTTCAGAGTTAAAAGAAGCTAAAGTAAAACAAATTAGAGAAGCTATAGTAGAGTTAGAAAAAGAACTTGCAGCTAATGTAATTGATCCTGAAGATAAAGACTTTTGGAATAAAGTAACATTACTAAGTCCAAGTAATGCTGACTTTTGG